TTTAAGAAAAAGAATTTCATCTATACTCTTATATGTTATGAACTTCTCAGTTTTATTTGCTGGAGTGATCGGCATACAAATCCAATCAGAGAAAGCCATGATACGTTCGTGATTATAGATAAATCGATATGCTGCTAGTACATATTTCAAATTATCATCTCCATAATTTATCAGATCAACAACTTTGAAGAAATCCAATTCAATAGTTCTATCCATGAAATCGTGATTAAATGGACCAAAAGGATTTATCGTTTTCTCAAAACAAAAATAGAACATCAAGATTTCAATTAAACATTCACACAGACAATTAACCATTGCAGTACCATATACTCCACTTGGCATACCATCAAAGAATAATAATATATCAGGTCCATACATAACAACATATTGTGAAAGAGCATCTAAAACCATTTGTGCTCTTTGATGCTCTATAGGATTAGCAATAAAGAAATCACTCTTAGCTATTATCCACTTCAAGATCAAAATAGCATATCTCAATACCAATAGCACCTTATCATATTTTGAAAAGTCTGAATCTAACCATCCTTTACTTTTAGTATCTCCTTTACACATACGCATCAATCTTTCATGTAATTCTGGACCTATAGCATTCATACCAACTTGTGCAAACAATTTATCTCTCATGGAAAGGAATTGTTCCATGATCGGAGCCAGGTACATTTTGCACAATATCAAAAACTCCATATTTCCAGAAAAGAAAACGCGAGCACCGCCTTCTGCATTCTTCGAATTAGTAATGATCTCATCTTTCAGTGATCCAACAGCAATATTTAATGGAGGAATACCTTGATCCATTCTTTCCAATAAAATCTGTATTCGTTGAGACATTGCAGCTACAAACATAGGATCTTCATAAGATCCTACTACGAAATCATCTTTGGTTTTACCTGAATATGGAAACCCAGCAGCAGTCTTTCTATTCATAGGTTGAGATAATTTTGTTCCAGCTATAACTTGCTTAACAGATAGCATCTTCATGTCAGAGTAATCCATATATTTGTCTAAATGGTCAAAAAGAAAAGTGCTAGCCTTCATAAACGGATCATTATGCTTTATTTTCCCTTTAGATAACGTTTGTCTCATTGCAGCTAAAGTACTGTTAATATAGCACCCATTTTCTACACGTGGATATAATATAGGTATAGTATATTTTTCAATTTCTGGAAACATTTTAAGAGCCTTATCATAGAGATCAGTTTTAACAAATTCACTTTTCCTATCAATGGGAACATTAGGAGCAGAACCTACATAACCATCAACATATGGTAAATGGGTAGTTATGCTTTTATGATGTACTGTGTCTTTTAAATCAATATTGAAATCTTTCTTAAATAAATCCTTAATTGAGTCTGCATCATGATTGAATGTAATAGCTGTATTAATCAACTGAGGCCCCACATACTTAATGGGTGTAAATACTCCAGTGCTATCATCAGAGACCATAGAAAACAACAAACCTATAATCCTGTAGTCAATTTTTGATCCACCCCGCTGTGTCAAATATACAGGAGTTCCACTATATCCCAATTGTGATTTATAAGTGGTTTTTACATAGAGTGCTTCATCTAATTTTCCATATTTATCAGAATCTTTAATTGAACATGTATGGCTTATAACTTGTCCTGTAATATTATCTTCTCCATTTATGCTGTACACATCACCAGGCATAAATATGTAATCGTATATAATGCGCATAGATCTTCTTTGGCATATATAGGTAAAAGATACAACATCACTCAGATATTTTGTAAATATCTTGGGATCATATGATATGGTCATATAAGTTACTCCTGTATGTGGAAATCTCAAGTACATCTTTTCTCCTTCTTTTACGTCAACAAATGGATGATAATTAGTAAAAATCTTTCCTTCAGCAAAGACACCCTTAAATCTGGTATTTCCTATTGAACAATCAATGATATTATTCAATGTAAATTTTGGGATAGTGCCAGGAGACGGAGTAGTTACATTCTGGTGAATGGTAGCGTTCCAGGAATTAACCATACCATTTAGTGGACCTACATAATCACTTTTTGCAACAGCAATCTTATCATTTTCTTGTATATCTAATTCACTAGGTTTTTTTCCCAAAGATGTATGAGTTAATTTTTCAACACTAGTATAGTATTCATAAAGTTCTCCTAACTTACTAATGACAAGATAAACAGTACCTAAAGAAACTGATATTTTAAGAAAGAAACTAATTTTATTAATTGTTATATCAGTTAATCCTTTTCTCCAAGAATCAATGGTTACAACTGGCTGAGATAAACCAGACGCTGGAATAAGATCTACCCAATTAAAACCCAACATATAATAATGAACAGCCAAAACTCTAAAAGTATC